TCTCAAAGAAAGACCTGCAGCAACCCCCTTTTAACAACTCCAAAGCCTCCTTCAGCATTTGTCATACTTGACAAAATGAAGGAGTCTATAGTTGGAGGTGTTGTCCTTAGCCTATTTGTTACAACATTCTACTTGATCATCTGGTTTGCGACACATCCCTCCTCTGCCAGCTATGTTTATTATGCACCAACTCTTGGAGGAGGTTATAGTGGCTTTCAGGTGAACAGCTATGACGACTATATGTATACAAACTTTCTACAACAGGAAAAGGCACAAGCACATAAAATTCATGCTGGAACTCAAAAGCTGGTTCCTGCTGGTCAGAACAAGACACTTGTTGTGACTTTTGAAAATGTGCAGAACATAACATCCAAGCTTACACCCCTTGAAACAAAAATTGCACAGGCCTTTCTTGAAACTCAGAACGACAGCCTGAGCAATGTGCTTCTAGACATTGTAAAGAAATTCTCTTTGACAACCTACAATGCAATGCTTGAAGGAGTTAACAGTGACCTTTCCGACTTACTTGCAGAAGAAGACACCTATAGATTTCATCCCAAAGTAAAAATATCTGGAAATCTTGTTGCACTGAGAATTGAAACCAACAGGACATCAAAGATGGTCATAAAACCCACATTAGGAGCCCTTCAGGCAAAGGGGAAGGAAGAATTTCTTATTTGTACTGAAAACTCTTGGGAAGACAATGAATTTGATGCTGTTCCCAAAAATGTTGTCCAAAGAAACTGCCAGAATGTTGGTGCTTGCTGCTGGGGCGAGAGGCACCACATTGATGCTGATGACTTGAACTTTATTAACCTTTATACAACATCACCTAAGGGAAGTGATTACATCTTCATCACTTACCACACCACACATCTTGCATTTTATGTGGAAAAATGTGAAATGGTAATAGATGTAGGTGGATGTATAATGCACACATTTGTTGCCAATAGCACAAACTACCAAATGATGACAAACAATATGTCTTTCCCAATAGCACATTTGATAATCCCCAGAAATAAAGTTAATTGGGATTGTACAGTGACACTCTGTGGCCTTACCAAAGGAGAACGAAAGGACAACAGAGGTTGGGTATCAAAGGAACATGTCATTGTTATCAACCCTTTCTATAATGAATGGAAGAAGAGAGGGAAAACCATCACTCAGAGGAAACTTTTGTCAACCGAACCAATAGCAGTCTCTGGGTACAAATGGCCCCTTAGTTGCAACACCAAAAATCAAATGATTCCTTATAAACGTTCAAGGCTGCACCACCATCTAAGATCTGTTGCAGGCAAAAGGGTGACTTACTGCAACAGCAGCTTGATCTCTGATCTTCCATTAGGTGACATTCATGGATGTTATCAAGTCTCAGATTACAAAACATACTTTCAATGTCCTGGTTTAAGCAAAGGAATAGGCAAAGAAAATGTGAACTGTACTATAGACCCAATACCACAAAGTTCTGGTGATGCCGTCTACATAGGTATCAACATGACTGGAACAGGTCTAGTGACAATCAAGGGTGATGGATGGAATGTGATCGAAAAGTGCAGCTGGAAGTGCAAGGTGCAAGTTCCCAGCATTGAAGATGTTCAAATCAAGTGTCCAGATGGTTCCATTCATCAAATGGTCATGAACAAGATTGATATAAAGTGCCCCTTTAAAGACAAGTTTAATGGCCTTCCTATATATGTCTGTAGGGCAACTAATAGGCCTAAAACATTGTACTTTCTTTTGCTCTGGATAACAATTGGTTTTCCTACTATGTACATTTTATTAACTTTTGTGCGTTGGTGGCTAGCAATACTGTCTAAAACAATTATATGTGCCAAAAGGAAGCTAGACTTCAAAAAGGGAAAATGTGTGCACTGTGACACCTTTGTCCCTTCGGTGTACGAATGGCAGAGGCATGATGGATGCAAACATGGAGAGTGTCCCTTCTGCAGAAAGAGATTCTCTGTGCTAGGCCTACAACAACATGCATGTCAATGCCTTGACAAAAAAACTGTCCTAATGAAAGACGAGGATGCAGTCAATGAAGTTCTGATTCCCAAAATGCTGCTTGTGTTGGGTAACACATTTTCAAAGGCAAGAAGAGGCTTTGGCAGGACACTCTGGGCATTGGTTATAATTGCCACTTTCATTTTCCTCATTAGACCTGTCTCAGGTATAAAGAAGGTTGTATTGAAACCTGGCCTTTGGGAAGATGAATTGAATGAAGTTGCAGTTTGTCAGGACACATGCAATTTTGCAGAGGATCGATGCTTCTGTGAAGAGGAAGCAGAAGTTTCAGCAAAAGGCCGGCTTGGAAGAAAACTGATGTCAGAATCACTCAAGCAGAAAAGTGCAAAGTACTCTGCTGATGTCCAAGCTCCATGGGGAAATGTGCATATAGAAGAGAGTTTTAAACCAAAGTATTCTGAAAACTCTATCAAAATGTCATGGACATCAGTGACAGAAAATGAGTTCGGCAAATTGACTCTCAATGGTCGTGCATCTTCTCATATCCAACTAGAACCACATACCGGAGTTACATTTGAGCTGTCTTCAGAAAAGTCATTAGAAAAGAAACTGTTAACAGTTAATATAATAGACTTCACACAAGTGTACAAAACTAGGTTTGAATACCTAACTGGAGATAGAGAGCTGGGAGATTGGATGCACGGAACCTGTAGTGGTGAATGTCCTGCAAAATGTGGCTGCGATACACCAACATGTCTGAACACACAGTGGAAAAACAGCAGGAATTGGCACTGCAATCCCACATGGTGCTGGAGAATGGACTCAGGATGCACATGTTGTGGAACTGATGTTGTGTCACCATTTAGTGAACATATAATAAGTAAGTGGAAGGTAGACTATCAGGGCACAGCGTATATTGTATGTGTTGAATTTTCACAAGGGAAGAGAGTATGCGATGTAGTCTCTGATAGCATGGTCTTTGAGTATGGGCCATACAAGGTTCAACTTTCTGAAACAACAAACATCCAAAGAAAACTTCCAACAGAGATTGCATTGAAGCATCATGTGACAAAAGAAGGAACCTTTGATCTCCTTGCAGTTGAAGAAGTGCTTAGTGCAGAAAATTTATGCAAACTGGAGTCCTGTTCACACGGTGGTGCTGGAGATTATCAAATATTTGACCTCAAAGCTATAACTGGAAACAACATTGACGATGAACATTTCCTAATGCCCAAAAAGGAACTTCAAAAACTTAAGCATTCTTGGATAAGCTGGAATGGTGTCATACAGAGGTATTTCTGTTCTGTTGGACACTGGCCAACATGTGAAGCATCAGGTGTTGTACGTCATAACAAGGAAGCCTTCGTAAACCTACAACAAATATCAGAGAACTTTACCGATGACTATTACTTTCATTCCTTACATGTGAGTCTTGGGCCTTCCATTCCAGTGCTGGACTTAGAGGCTAGACCCAAGAAAGGAGGAGGAAGTATTGAAGTACTTATTGAGGTTGAAGGTCTTGTATTGGAGCCCAAAGAAGCAGAGATTACTAGGTTAGACATTGACTTGTTAGGTTGTAGTGGTTGTTATGGTTGTGTTACAGGTATAACATGCTTTGGAACCATACTTATGGAAGGTATTGATGATATCAACATCCATCTTAAATCAGCAACAGAACATTACCAGGTTAGCAGTTCCTCCATTCCTGTTCACACACATAATCATACTACATTTGAAGTAAAGGGCTTCTCTCCTATCAAGTTGAACAAAATATGTCTATCGGTAGAAGAAGGGAAAAATTGTAGGACCTGCCCGCAACCAGTTTCATCATGTACTGTTGCAAATCTGCAGGCACCTCAGAGTATTCTCTTGGAACATCGTAGCACATTAAAGTCCACACAAAAGGACAACTGCACAAGCGCATTCGAATGTTGGATGGCTGGAGCCAAAAATTTCTTTAAAAACTTATCATCCATCTTCGGAAATATCTTGGGAAAATATTTTACATCAATATTTGTAATCCTGACACTGTGTCTGGCTGCGTTTGCATTTGTTTTCGTTGGGCCAAAGGCACTCTTCTGTCTCAAGTTCTTTAAAAAGGGAAGAGCACTGATTGGTATTGGAAAGGGAAAGAAGGACATCAAATATGAAGGTATACTTGGACTTAGACGAGCACTTGGTGAGGTGACAGACCCTGATGACCTGAGGTCTTTGATCAGGAAATCAAACAAAAAGGAATAAACAAATCACCCAGCAGCTTCACTTCAATATTGTCTGTAAGTGTTTTCTTTTCTCGCTTGCTTTTCTCTTCGGTTTGGTGGTTTTGCTAATTCGCTAGTTGTTTTACATTTGTGTTGTGTTTATATATATTGGGGGTTAGCTGCCACAATATCTTTGAGA